GGATCACCTTATTGGGATCAGAGACATCCAGAGCATCACTGGTACATCAATGAAGCATTGAAGTTCAGAGAAATGATGAATGGATGATCGAGAGTTTAAGTTGCGCGTATTGGAAGTTATACTTCCTCACGCAACAATGGCGCAGATCCGTAATCCAACGGAGTATGCCCAAGAGTGTCTTGAGTGGTGCTTGAAACCTTTGGAACAACCTCAAAGGCCCAAAGCAAAAGCACCAGCAAGGCAGAATAGTCGGGACAAGCAAAAGCCCCCGCAATTTTTGATAACTGAATAATCGTCCTGCATTGCAGGGTAGCGAGACGAAATATTGTTTTGGTACTGCAATAGGAGGACGTTATGTCTACGCAGGTAACTACTGCTTTTGTTCAGCAGTTTAGTAGCAACGTACAGTTGCTCTCACAACAACGTGGCTCTTTGCTGCGTGGTTCAGTTTCTGAAGAATCAGTTACTGGTGAAAAGGCTTTCTTTGACCAAGTAGGCGCGACTGCTGCTGTAAAGCGCTCTTCACGCCACGGTGATACACCACTGGTCGAGACTCCACATTCGCGTCGGATGGTCACAATGGACACTTACGAGTGGGCTGACCTGATCGATGACGCTGACAAAGTTCGCATGCTGATTGATCCAACATCGACTTATGCACTGGCTGCGGCTGCTGCAATGGGTCGTGCAATGGATGACGCAATCATCGAAGCGGCACTTGGCACAGCTAAGACTGGTAAGTCTGGCGCAACTTCTACTACTCTTCCTGGTTCACAGACTATCTTTGAAGATGGTTCTACAGGTACAGATGGTGGCGGTACTCACCTTGACCTTACTCTTGCAAAGCTAATTACTGCAAAGCAGTTGCTTGATGAGCAGTCTGTTGATCCATCAATCACTCGCTATCTTGCTTGTGGCCCAGCGCAGGTTGCGTCATTGTTGAATGACACAAACGTAACTTCTGCTGACTACAACACTGTGCGTGCTTTGGTTCGCGGTGAAATCAACGAGTTCTTGGGCTTCAAGTTCATCACATCTACACGCCTAGACGTTGCTTCTAGTGTTCGTTCATGCTTTGCATGGGCTGAAGACGGAATCAAGCTTGCTGTTGGCAAGGACGTTATGGCTAAGATTGACGAGCGTGCAGACAAGTCTTACTCAACCCAGGTCTACTACTGCGCTACATTCGGTGCGACTCGCATGGAAGAAGACAAAGTAGTCAAGATCCTTTGTGACGAATCTGTATAAGGAGACTGACAAATGACTGTATACTCAAATGTACGGACTGATCTGACTCAAGACGATCCAACCGAAATGGTAAAGGCTAACCAACTTGGTGGTGTTCTCCGTGTTGCCCACGCTTCTTTTGAAGCTTCATCACAGGCTGCGGACACTATCGAGATGTTCTCTTTGCCAAATGGCGCTCGCATTGTTCGCGCTCTCCTTTGCCACGATGCATTGGGTGCGAGTACAACGCTAGCTGTAGGTCACGCTGCTTACACTAACTCTGCGGGTACTGCTGTTGCAGCAGACCCTGACGAGTACAAGGCAGCTGCGGCATCTACTTCAGCACAATGCGTTGATGCAGCGTACACATTGGCTCTTGGTGCAAACTCAGAAGTTGACCTTGATGGTGACTTAGCTGACAACGAGTTCGTTGTTACTGTCACAACTACAGGTACAACAACTGGCACTATTGAGCTGACAATGTACTACGTTGTTGACTAAATGAATCGGGGGTGGACGCACCCCCTTTTCTAAGCGAGGTATATCGTGGCTTCTGTTGTTGATATTTGTAACAGTGCGCTCAACCAAATTGGCGCTTCAAACATTATTTCGCTGACAGAAGACAGTAAAACTGCGCGAATCTGTAACCAGCGTTATGACTTTGTTCGTGACGCGGTATTCCGCGCACATCCTTGGAATCCCTTAATTACCAGGCGCACATTGTCACCAGACACTACGGCTCCTGTGTTTGAGTTTACGCATGCGTTTACTCTCCCTGTTGATCCTTATTGTTTGCGTGTATTAAGTCTGGACCATAATGACATCGTTCATCGTGTCGAAGGGCGCAAGATTCTTTGTGACGAATCAACGATCAACCTGATTTATGTTGGGCGAGTCACTGATCCAAACCAGTATGACACGCTACTTATTGAGACTCTTTCTGCCGCACTTGCTTCAGACATCGCTTATCCACTTGTAGGTAGTACATCACTAGCCCAGCAGATGCGCTTGCTTTATGACGAGAAG